TGTAACTGCTGCGGGTTGCTCAGTGACAGCTTTACCTTCTTCTCCTGCTTGCTCCGCATTAGGATCGACATTGATGTGTACAGCCTCTGCAACGCCATCAGGAAGCACGGTAGGGTCTACCGAGAGGGGGAACTTGTTATTACCAAACAACACGTCTACAATCTGCCCATACGCAGCGAGAGTCTTTGTTTTGGTGACCTTAACAAACACACGAGACTTTTCTGTGTCAGTGAACTGTACGTCAGGACCATACAAGCCACGATAGTTACGATACGCTCGTAGCCAACGCTCTTCGTCTACTTGTCGTGCATCCTCTGCACGTTTATAACGCTCGTTAACATACGTTACTACGCTACTGACAGACTCGAAGAGCTTATCACTGCCGTCTTCTGCAGCAACTACTTCGTCTGTGTCAAAGTTTAGATCATCAATGTCTGCCATATTTTAGTACCCGAATGTTGAGTCTGAAGCTTGAAAGCCTGTACGTTGGTTCTTAGCTGGATCGTAATCCCATATAGAACTACGTGGTCTTGTCATTATACCATACCTTAATGCGTCATACAAGTGGTCTTCTGCATTTGTATCTACATCTTCTGGATTTCTTTTGTCCAAAGGTATAGACGGTAGTTGCGATATAGTATTGGTACAGGAAGAAAAGAATACGAGCCTTGGCTTCTCAGTAAACTCATCTACCTGTAATCGGCGGTGTATCTCGTTCTTGCCTGAAACACGAGAGCCTTTTGAGCGATCAGAAGGTCTCCATCGGCAACCTTTCATATTCATCTGCTCTGCCAAGGATGGGCCAGTATCACCTCGGTTGTGCCACAAAGAAGAGTCCAACACGCCGTATCTGATTGTACCGTCATTAGCTTCTGCTTCTAATATCATATCAGCTAGGTCTGATGCCGTGACTTTGGAACAGTATAGCTCTCTATATACAACCAGTTGTTCACTAGGGGTTACCGCTAACCATACGACACCAGTAAAAGAACCATAACCGTAGTCACACGCTCTAAACTTAGTCCACGAATGTGGTATGTCGTAAGGTTCTACAACGTGTATAGCCCTGTTAAACTCAGGGAACGCTGCACCCTCGTTAATATCCCAGTTACCTTCAAGAAGTTGCTTCCTTTGGTGTTCAGGTAGTGAGAGAAGCATTGCTTCGTAGTCACCGCCTTCAGCTAGGTAAGGATTATCAAACAAGCTAGCTGGGATAAATCTGCGTTTAAATAGTGGCTCTCCTGCTCTGGTATGCCCAGGGGGAAAGGCTAGTGTTTCACCTGTCTCTATATTCGTAGCCCAGAACGGCTCATTGGGAGGCGATGGGTCTATGAACATCTTCTTAACCCAAGAGTGGCCTGGACCACCAGGGTTTGTCGTAGCTCTCATATACAAGCCTAACTCTTTAGAGCTAGTACGTAGACGTGACCTCATATAGTTCCAGCTATAGGGGCTGTTCCACTGAGTCAATTCGTCGAAAGCTACATAGTTAAACGCCTGTCCTTGGTAGCGCATAACGTCTGTGTCTTTGTCGAGGTAGGACATCCAGAGTCGTCCTCCTCTTGGTGTGGTCCACTGAGACTTACGCTCTGACCACTTAATCCCAGGAATCGCTTTAGGGTATAACTCTTGGCTTTTCTGTATGAGTTCCCTTAGTTCTTCCGTTGTGTGTCGAACAAGTAGACCACTAAAGTCTGGGTTGTTCATATCACGCAGAGGGTCTGCTAGAGTCGCATAGGACTTGCCACCGCCAGCTGCTCCACCATATAGTACTTCACGTTCACTAGAAGCTAGATATTGTGTCTGTGGCCCTGGGTTAGGCTTAAAGACTACTTCACGTGCAGCTATCGGATCAAACTCAGCAGGCTTAACTTCAGCTGGTTTCAAGCTCTGCGTCTGAGTCTTCGTCGGCGTAGGTGTAGTAACCGAGTCTTTCTTTTTCGAGTATCTCGTACTGCTTGAGCGCTTTTTCGTACCTTTGGGTAAGCTTGCGTTTAATTGCAGCAAGTGATTTACGTTTTCTTTCGACATCTATACGCTTTCTTAACCCTGAGTGAGATATGCGGCGACCTGACTGTGTAGATAACCAAGCTGCCACTTCTCTGTAACTATACTGCTTTAAGTGTTTCTTTGCAAGCTCTAATAGTTCTAATTCTTTAGAGATGGGTTTTAGCCAGTCGTCATCTTCAGGATCAATCTCGTACCCGAAAGGTATCTGATGTGTTAGACGTGGGATTCGCTCCCATCTTTTTACTTTGAAGTCAGGCTTAGGTAACATCCAGTAGCCTAAGCTCTCACGTTCTTTTTGTTTAGTTATCCGTATCATTACTATCTTTAGGGGGCAGAATAAACAAACCACCCGATGCTTGTACTTCCATACGCTCTGTCTTAATAATACCTGCACGGTCAAGTACTTCTTTAGCAGCTTGCATCTTTTCTTTTACGCCTAGCTCTGTAGGATCAACAAGAGCTTGACCAAATGCTACAGCTGCTTTAGGTCCGATACGAGACATATAGGTTTTAGTTGCATCGAATATCTCATCTTTCAACGCATCTACAATAAGACGTGTAGGTGTATTCTCGCTGTAACCTGCAAGCTTCTTAGCTTTAACTACATCACCGCCAGCTTCATCGAACAGTACTTCGAGAAACTTTACTTGATTTTCTGTTAGATTTTTTGCCATTAGCTTTCCTGTCTATGTTCTCAGCTATACGTTTATATGTGGTAATGATGAGTAACTTACCATCCTTATCAAAGACGTAGTACTTACTGTTTCTTTTAGTTATGCCACTAGGTAAAGTACGAATCCCAATACACCAAACCCTAATAATAAAAGAAGACCTGATACAGTCCAAGTTATGATAGCTTCCTGTAGTTCAGCCTTACGATACTCGTGTTCTTTCTTTTGCTTTCTAATCTTAGCTTCAATAGCTACAAGCTCATCCCAAGCTGATGGACCCATCGTGAAACTTATATAATCCTTTAGCTCTTTTCGCATAGACTCAGCTTTACGCTTAGCTGCAAAAACTTCCATAGCCTCAGACTCTATAGAGCCACCAATAGACTTCCACCACGGAGGGTTCTTAACTTGCTTCTCAGCTTGCCCTAAGTCAGCCATATGACCAGCCCACTTGTTTAGTTGGCTACCCATATCTTGTAAGTCCTTGCCTATAGCAAAGCCTTTCTTAAGGGCGTTAAAGGCGACAGTGGCCCCACTTATGATTGTAACTGGGTCCATACTGCCTCCTCAAACAAGTATAGATCATTCTTTACCTTCTCTTACGATACGCTTGATGTCACCACGTCCGATACCTAAATCGTTTAGCTCACGGTCTGACATACGCCATAGGTGCATCTCTGCGATACGTGCATTAGCTTGACGTTGACGTGCTTCAATCATTGCGTTAAACACTCTGACCAGCCAAGCTTTAAAATTAGTGGCCCACTTTGATGATTCAGAAATTACTAGTTCCATTATATGTACTCCTTATGTTAACGGAAACATATATAGTTATACTAGAATACTGGGCCTTTTAAAATAGCTTATTTGGAATACCCGCTATGCATTTATGCTATCCGACTGGGATAAACGTTTCTACTACAGTGACAATACTATCAATATGCCCTGCTGAAACAGGTGTAACTTGAATCTTGTCACCAGGCTCAAGAACAAGCTCTATACCTTGAAACTCTATAAAGTCACCAGCGTTTAAGCTTTTACCTTCTACAAAACCTGATGCATAACTATCAGAAGAGTCATACCACTTAACACTAACACTGTTAGTAGACCCACCAGAGTTATTTACAATCATATAAACAACCTCTGCACTACAGTTAGCAGGACAAGTATATACATCTTCTGTTGTAGTACCAGTATTGTGGCCCCACACAGAACGTTTACGTGATGGTTTACCCTGCGTAACTAATGTCATTATTACTTCTTCTTCTTACTTTTAACTACGTAAGCTTCATTCACATCAGGTGTAGAGGGATCATCAGCGATGAAATGTCCATTCTCATCACGTGCACGTACAATCTCAAGATCATCTGACTTCACTGCCTTTGCTTTAGGTGTTACTTTCTTAACTACCTTCTTAACTGCAGCTTTAGCTTTAGTAGATAAACTCATCTCAGCTTCTTGACAGATAGCATTTACATTAGGGTCTTTACTTTGTACGTTACCGTAGTTGTCTTCACCTGCAGACTGATTACCCATAGAGTCCCACACGTAGCCGTACT